ACCAAATCTTTTTACTAATTCGTCTTCGTTGCTGGTAATGCTAACGATTTCATTAGCTGGACCCCAACGAAACATACCAACATAACCAGTAGCATTAGTAGTAATGCTTTGGATAGTGAATGTTAAATCTTTTTCTTTTGAAATTACACTTGGAGAAGTCATTTTGTATGAAAACCTCTTAATTAGTTTATATCTGTTTCTATTTATTGTTTCAACGGTTTAAATCAGAAGCCTTCAAAGAAGACATCTTCTCTATCCACTTCCCCTACTCTTACAGAAAAGGGATCACTGTCAAAGCTTTCGTCTTCGTCCCCATCAAAATCTCTTTCGATAAATCCAAATGGAGTGAGTTGTTCATTGTTATCTTTATCTTTTAGTATCTCTAACCGCGTATTTATATCTGTCATATCTTTAAAATATTGTTGGGTGGTTGCCCATGCAAACAATACACAACACATAGCAAAGTCATCGTTAGCACCAGAATCGGCTTCATAACTTTTACCCTTTGGGATAAAAGTACCAAATTCATCAATAACGGTTTTATCATTCAATTCTATTTTTTCATTCTCAATCAAAGTTTTTATGTTAGAACAACCAACAGCCTTGACTGCCGTTGTGGTTCTAACCCCCAATTTACAGTCACTTCCGTACCAGATTATTTGTCTGTTCTTATCTGTCTTTGTCATCAATAGTTCTTCATACTCATATTCATTGAATAGAATTGATGCAACTTGTTCCCCAATATCATTTATTTCAACCAGAACCATTGCATTATTGTAATGATTTGCTGTAGAATTAATGATAGTAGGATACAAAACTGGTGATATATTATTATTTCTATATGTAGCCACTACCCTGTATGGAATCTGTGTAACATCAAACACGATAAACGCACTATAGTCCTGAGACAACCCACGACTAACATCAACAGTCATAGCATATATATGTCCAGCTTGTTCGTCATCTGGTAGTACAGGGTGTTCATATATTTTTAGATCATCCCTTACCTCTATAGGATTCTTCTCAACCAACCGTTCCAGAACATTACCCGCGATAAGAGAGTTTGTGGAGCCTCGAAAAAGACAGCAAAATTCCTGATCAAACTGTTCCTGTGATGTGTTGGCAATCTGTTCCTGTTTCCAAGCAAGATCACGCCCCGGAACCATGTCCCATGTAACCTTATGGTTAACATATTTATTGACACCACCAACAGATTCGGTATACAGTTTAAAAAACAGTCCACGAGCACCATTAGGCGTAGAAGACACAATAACCTGTGAATTTTTACCTGATGTAATTACTGGGTAGGTTGACTCATAGAATGCCATGTCATTACGTAGGAAAGCGCACTCATCAATATATAATAGCGATATTGATGTACCACGAATAGATGACGATGTAGATGTTGCACAAAAAATCTTTGAATAGTTAGCAAACTTCATGGAACGTTTGTTGTACTCAGAAACACCACACTTTAAAAAGTTAGGGAGGTTTTCATAAGACATCTGAACCCGCGCCATTATTTCTTGTGCTTGTGCTAACCGGTTGGCTAGAATAGCAGAATCCTTTGAATCGTTGAACGTGTTAAACCATAGTATATAGGCAGCGGTTGTCATAGTCTTCCCGGACTGCCGAGCCTGTAGGGTGATAATAAATCGATTTGATTGATATTTTTTTAATAATTCGTCCTGATATCCGTAAAGATGAAACGGGATAACACCATCATCAATAGAAATAATCTTGATATATTTCTGTGTAAAATAAGAACAATCCTTCATACACTTGATATACTCAAGTTTTTGCATAAGAGAATATTCTGGTTTCTGTTTCTTATTAAGAATTTGTTCGTTTTTCTGATAGTAATAAGCAGGACCAAGCTCAAGATCATCAACATTTATACCATAGGTATTTTTTTTAATGAACTTCTTAACTAAAGCTCTATTTTCTTTTACAAACGCTCTTATATCAAATGGATGTATTTGCATTATTATTCATCGTCGTCTAGATCATCTAATAGATCATCGACACCCTTTGGTTGTTTTTCTTCGCCGTAATAGTTATTTTGTGTATTGTGTACGGTCTTAGCTGTATCCCCTTTAGCATTATTTTGCTCATCCAAATGCTTATGCAAAGCCATGAGGTCTTTACTCATTTCAGAAATATTTTTCATAAGTGTGCTTGATACTTCAAATGCCCGTGGATGCTCGGATTCCTTAGCAAGTATTAGAGAGCTTTCAAGCGCCCCTGTGCCACGTTCAATCAAACCCCTAAGAACCGTCCTAGTATAGTTGTAATCGTCGTACACGTCGCTGTCACGCATTTCTACAGGTATGTTAGAATGCACTGGTGTATAAACAACGGTTTCAAACTTTTCGCGGATGATTTCACCGTCATCATCCAGTTCATCTAGATGAGAATCAACATCATACTCAATACCAATAAATGCTTCGATATCCTTGTTGATTTTATCGCGTTTGCTCATAATGAATTCTCGTCTATTATGTCGGTAGCAATTATGTTATCTGGATTATTAAGATCGTAGTAATTAAGGGTGATTGTTTGGATAACCCCTTGTGAACTAGAAGGCATATAAAGAAATCCCTCTACAGCAAAGTTAAAGGTTGATATCAAAGTCTTCTCATCTTCCATCATCCCCTCAAAATCATCAGTAAGGTTTGAATCTGTCAACTTAACATTAAGCGAAGTTTCTATACCCAAGTCAGGATTTTCTGTGATATTAATATTCAGAGACGGATTGAACCATGCGGCAATCTGTTCCATAATCTGAAACATATCATCAAGGTTTTTTGTACCGACACTAACCTGATATGTAAAAATATAAGGAACACGATTTAGTTGTTTTGCTACACTATTTGTTGTTGCCCTGTCTACATTTTGTTGGTACATATGATCAAGTTTGTTCTGCATTCTTTCCGGGTCACGTTCCCATCCAGTCATAACAAAACCTATGCGGGGAAACTTAACCTTAATGTGTGCTGATTTATCATACTTCTGTTGAATATCAAATTTTTGCCGTGATGAATAAGACAAAGGAATCTTTATCTTCTTACCATCACTTCTAACAATATAAATGTTATTAAACAAAGTACCAAACGCAGCGGTATATGTTCTAATTGAATTGTGATAAAAGTATTCGTTTAGTGCTGTCATTATTTCACCCCAAATGGGTCTGTTACATCAAAATCAACAAATGTATCAGTTTCGGTTTGGATTTCTTCATTGTCGCCATATTCTTCTGTATCGGTTTCTGTATCATAATCCACCATATCATTATTAATAATGTCATCAATATTCTGGTCACCTGTATTGAAAGTTTCGTATGAGAACTCGAAAGTTTCCGTTTTTACTTCCCACACATATTGTTTTCCTAATTGATAAAACGGGCTTTCGTCTTCCACATGCTTTATTTCAAGGAATGAGTTTGAAACGGCTAGATAAAGCAAATCCCCAACCTGTGGCGAATTAAATTCCTCTGGGGCGAATTCTTCTATACATCGTGAACGACTAACAACAAAAGTTGCGGTATCTTTTATTTCCAAACCAAAGTTGGTAATCATATCACCCCCACCACCAAATCCATCAACATTAACCAGATACATTTCAATAACGTAAGTGTTTGTAAATGCTGATGCCGGGTCTTCACCAAATAGATAATCATAGTTCACCAAAGTTCTAGGGAGATAGTTGATATCAATCCCTTTCATCTGGATAGCTTCGACCACAAGATCATTTTGTAGGTCTTGTTCACTTGTTTCATTATAGTTATTGACGTATGAGTTAATAGTCATATATGCACACACAATTAGTGGAATCTATATCTATTTATAAGAGTAAAAAAAGGGCCGCAAAAGCGACCCAAAGTTTTTATTATTATATATAGTTATTATTATATCTTTGCTAGGTAATCAAAACCAAGATGACCCAGAATTATTGATGCAAATACCGCACACTGAGTGATGATAATTCCATTAAATTCTGCCAAACTTTTAGCTTGATCAGTATCCATAAACAAACCACCCCCAATCATGTAGAACAAACATATAAAAATAAGAAAGACAAATGATGTTATTGCAGAATTTCTTCTGAATTTACGTTTTTTTATGTCAAGGTTTTGTTGTTCTTCGTCATTCATCATTTGACGACCCTCATCTATGTTCATCTTATACACCCTATTTTATTATTTCAGCCCGTGAAAAAATCAACTGGGAGTGAATATCTTGACTCTAGTTCTTCGTCGAGCTTTTCTATTTCGGTTATAGCCTCATCATAAATTGCCTGCCCATTCACAGTAACCCCACCCAGCAATTGAACCTCACCATGTTTTTTCATGTTGTTGCCCCATTGCATTTTAATCATAGCTGTGGCATATTTCTTCAACCATATATCATTGTAAAGTTTAGTATGTAAGGTTGGGTCTATAATCCTAAATACCCGCATACCAATAACAGTATCAATAGCCAATTCTTTCAAAGGCTGAAATATCTCAACTTTATTCATATAGCGTGTATGTTCTAATCTGGGTGCAGCATTGATAATGTCATACACCGAGTTAATGTTGGTGGACGCCATGAAGTAATTGATCATATCTAGCGTTTGGAACGGTGATAGGTTTTGTATAGCAAACTGATACTGATAAGAGAACATCCCATTTGAGTCTGTAGTTTCACCCAAATCCATAGTTTCAACGACCATTAGAATGTCATCTCCAATGGTTAGATATCCGTTATCAATGTCAGCTTGCGTAAGTTTATATGCAATCCAAGCTTCTTCCGTACCGTCATAATGCCCTTCCTGAAATCGTTCAAGTGCATCATCAATACGATCCTCAACCTGAGAATCTTCCACATTAATCCTGATAACAGGATGACCAAGCTTTCTCAGACAATATTGCTTGAAATCATTTCTATTAGCTATAGCCATTTAAATTAATCCTATTTTTATACCAACCGTATACAAACGTCTCGTCTTTTTCTCTTCTCTCTGCTAGAGTTACATAAAATGCACCCTGTAGACAATTGAGCATGTTGTATAAAACTTCATCCCCACGCTTAGAAAAAACAGCTTTTAGGCTTTTTAGTGTGTTTTTACCAACTAAACCATCAACCTTAATATCAGGAGTGATAGATTGTTTGTAGTTTAGTACGTTTAAAGACCTCTGTAAGAAGGTTCCAGCCCTAGCCCTACCCATGTTCACACCCGTGTCAAACATTTCGTGAGCGATGTTGTATGAGACTACAGACACATCATCAAGCATCAGCTTATCCCAAAAGTGTGTTTTGTAGATTTGTTTAGCTTTGCTTAGAGGCATGTCTTTCATAAGACCAACATACCCGTACCTTCTAGCCAATTGCTCAGTAATTCCGTACTTTGTTTTTCCACCCGAGTCAAAAGGGTTATCGGAATAACCACCTTCAACTAGAATGATATGATCAAATGCTTTTAGAAAAAATTCACTCATCTGTTTTTTCCTTTTCCATCATTAGAGTCAGCAACTCTTCTAGCCTATCAACCCGACATTCCAATTCATTTGTCTTTTTTATCTCATCAAGAATTCGCTTTTTTGCTTTCTTTGCCATTTCAAGATCAGTTAAGTTGCAATTTTGGATAACACCGGTTTTGTCATCTTTGACAAAACCGTGCATATCTATTATCTTTTTCATAAATTAGGTGCCCAATGCAAGTACGCGAAGATTTCGGCAAATTGGAACCCGTGCGCTGTTTCTAGTCTTCATTTGTATCATGACTTGAAAGTACGCATATTCAGGTAAACCATCATCATCGTCTAGGGAATATTCAATCTCTGATACGGTATTATTGGTATTAACAACATTACCGACATTATTCAATACTCTCCAACTCTGCTCATTCACTTCATCTTCACTGTTACCAACTCTACAAGACAAGATGACATCAGACTGTTGATCAAATATTGTATCAACAAAGACACGAATAGATGTTGCAGGAGATACCAGACCTGCTATGTTAGTTCTATACTTGTTGAAGCAGTTTGAACCATCAGCTTGAACATCATCAAGTTTGCCATCAACCAAATATGTTGGAGCAATCAAGTTGAATGCGTACAAGTCAATAACAGGGGACACATTGCTATTGTTTGTTTTCATGTTAGACTTAATAACCATAGACGCATTACCAGCAAAGTTTACAGCCTCATCTGCTTTGTTTGTAATCATCCAAGGGTACTTCAAAGACTTCATACCACCCTTTTCAAGTACAATAGGGGAAGTAATGGTTTGATACGCTGTTTCTGTACCATCGATAGATTCACCCGTCATACCTGTTGCATCATATCTAATCTCTGTACCAGTATAAACAACATCATTACAGTTCAAGTTCATGAAACTGGCCATGATAGAATCCATGGTTTCAACACCAAAGCCACCAAATAAGCCATCACTTGTTGCATCCACACCAGTAATCTCAATCTCAACAGAGTCTGCATCAATAATGCTTGTAATTACATGCCCTTTATTGATATCACCAACAGCAAATCCTTTACCAGCAACCGCGTTTGTAATTGTAAGAATACTTCCCATAACCATGTTATGTTTGCTAATGTTTACTCGAACAACATTTGATTCATTGGTAGCCACAAGCAATTGGTTTGCATGTCTAGTTCTGGGTAGTTCCTGATTTTCAAGGTGTAGTACAGCAGGAGAAGTGCTAAATCTTGCTCTATGAAGCACAAACTGTAAATCTGCATTTTGATCAGCGGTCCATGTAGAACTGTTCTGAGACTTAAATAGAACACCAAGATAAGGTTGGTTAGCTATATACTTACCTGTACCCAAATCTTTTTCACCCAGATTTGCAACAAAAACATTATAATCAATACTGTTTGCCCAAATCATGATACAATACTCTCTACCTTCTTCAAGATACACAGGGTATTTGAAATTGAATGTAGATGCTACCGATCCATTATTTGATTCATTAACATCAGCAGATTTTAACAAAGCTCTTGACCCTGCAACAATCCGTTGTGTAGGTATACCATTTTCCATTTCACGAATATCAATATGAACTGGAATCTGGGTATCCTTAGACAAGAAAAACAAATCACACTTAGTTATAAAGATACCACCATCTTCTTCAACCAAAAACGATTGAGCAAGTGGGTCCCACCATGTAGTTGTATTAGCATTTGTTGTTGTAACGCTTGCTCTTTCAACTGTTCTAATCACGGTGTTGATTACGGTGCGCTGTCTGGTTTCGCGTCTTGAGGTTGCTGTGTACTCAGCTTCACCGTAAGACAATGCCAGTTCCCGTCGATTATTATCGGTATCGGTTGCAACAAACAACTTGCTTCCTACAGGAATTTGTAGTTGGTCATCATTAGGTATGTTAAAGATGCATGTAAAGTCACCGTCTGAACCCGTTATAACATCAGCACCAAATGAACCAGATACTGGTTTCACATATTGATTAATGGCATTGTTATCAAAAAAGAAATTCAATTTCGTTTCTGGTTTGTGTCCCTCGCCCGTTACTTCAACATCACGCGAACGCATGAACGGAAGCCATTCATTGTTCAAAACTTGCTCACCACCTGACCCAGAACTAGCAGATGTACTGGTGCTTTGTAGCCTTCTATTTGTAGTGGTAGTAGTAGTTCGTGATGCGGTATTAATACCAAAATCATTAGCTACTGGGTTTTGAAACAGAGCATGTGGCTCGATCAATCTTTCAACAGAAGAGCTTGACGCGCTTAGTACAGTAGCATTGTTCTGCCATGACTGACTAGGTGTAGTAACTTCTCTAAACTGTGTCACCGACTGTGTAATCACTCTGGGAGCGGTATAAACAACATCCACCCAGTTATCAACGGACGGGCTTAGTGTAACCTCACCTTCCCACCGGAAAACAGCGTAAGGATTGACATTCATGAAGGCACTACGCGAGTTTTGATTTAAGAAAACTTCCTCGGTATAATCAAGGGTTGCAACACCATCATTAATTCTGATATTAGTTGACTTTGACAAATCAGCAGCAAAATCAACAGCATTGAATTTCATTTCTGGTCTAAGTTGACTGTCACCAATTGAACAGTGGTACTCATCCCATTCATAGTTACCAACACTATGATCATCAAAAGAATCAACCAAGATACCACTCTTAAAGCGATTAAGTCCTGTTATTGGATCAATGACTTGCATATCAGCCGCATCTTTTTCCAAAAGACTCAAACTAACATAATATTCCAAACCATCTAGACGATTTTCAAGACGACCAATATCAGCCATGGTGTATCGTTTAATAGAAGATCGGTTTGGTGTGATAGAGCTTATATCCAAAGTATACGCTGGGATAACAATCTCATACAAAGACATTGAATTTGATGGAGTCGCAGGCGATATTGGATTTAGATCAGGAGAGCCTTCAACAACACTCAGTATACCGTCTTTTTTGATAACGATTTTATCTTTACGTGGAACATAATATTCCAAATCCACTCGCATAACTGTGTTCGGCGCAGGGATATAAATTCGACTAGAACCAGCACCCGTAAAGTTATCACCCGTATCATCAATTCTAGGTCTAAAATCCAACAGATCAGATAAACGCATTCCACTATCAAACGGAATATCTTTATAGTCAATGCTGGAATATGAATCTACACAAAAGTAGTTACCAGAGCTATGATTGAAGTATTCAAAGTTTACAGTTACTGGGTTTGCAAATGTTTCTTTGGTAGTAGCAAAAGAAACCCCGTAGTAAGAAGGACGCGAGTTCTTATTCATAGTGAATGATGACGTTACATCGTCACCGTCATGGGTAACACTATTGATACGAATACCATCAGCTTTACCCAAATCCAAGCGACCACTTACGACACTACCTGTCTTAACCCCAAACGTAACTGTTTTGTTTTTGGTAACAGCTTCATTAACAGAAGTCAAGACGTTTACACGAACGGGTCTACTTTCATAACCCGCACCGAATGCAATAGAAATTGCTTTGCCAGTTGGTGTTCCACCTAAAGTAGAGATAGATGAAATATCAACATGATCATTTGTTACATCAGTAAATGATGCAATAGAATACGATGTTACCTGACCCAAGAAAGTTTCATTAGAATCTGCACTAAGCGTAGCATTACCAGATGCATCAGTAGTTGTTTCAAATTGTTTGATAATAGTAAATGATGTATCTGATTCACCAGTAGCGGAATTGATAAGTGAACTGATATACTCATAACTCATACTATATAATAGGTCTGGTTTATCAGTGCCCCTAAGAAATGCATTAGCTTCTGTTACCGTAGCAGTAAAGGCAACCGCATTATCCACACCCCTGATTTCTCGAACATCTGATATGAAAGAGGTTGAAACATCACCAGACGTGTTACGAATGTCGAACAAGTACATATCGTAGTCAGAACCATTCACACCAAAACTTTTCACACGACCATTCCCGATAACAGAACCAGATGTGTTACGGAATTCGACTTTCTGATAAGTCAGTAGACTAGGAATGTTGGTGATTGTATCCACCGTCATGAAGTACCCGAGTTTAGCAGACAGTGAAAAGTTATTATCTGCCTCAATAGATCGAGCCTTGTTAAGCTCAATGAATTGAGTAGAAAGAACGGACGACTCATAGCCTTTTACATATGCAAGGCCATTACCAATACCAGCAATAAATTTAGATTCATCACCACCCAATGCCGTTGTATACAGGCCACGGTTGTTGTCTTCTTTTAAATGCTCACGAATGTCAATAGGAAAC